GGAAGAAAAAAAACACGGAGGCCGCCGCAAAGGATCTGGACGTAAAAAAAAGGTTGAAGATCGTGCAACAGTAAAGACTGTATCTATGCCGGATCATGTCTGGGAACGGCTGAACGATATATGTACGGATAGGGGGATTCTACGCTCACAGGTAGTACGGGAAGCAGTCGAGATGTGGCTGGACGCAAATATACAGCAGCTTGGAAAATGACGCCTGATACGTAAAGAAAGCCCCAACCGTTAAACAGGAGGTTGGGGCTTTCGCATGGAGGGAAGGATGGGACTAGGCTCCAGTCATTTGCGCAAAGGCAAAGGGCATGAGCACGATACCGCCGTAGGTGGTGCCGACGAACTTCTGACGGAAGCTGGACAGGTCGGGCACGACGCGTCCAGCACGCATCTTTTCTCCGAAGGCCAGCGTGCCGGATCGCTGCCCGTTCACTTCGGGGGCGATGAGGAACACGGTTTCCCCGGCGGTCATGCTGTGCAGCTCGGGGACGGTCACGATGTCAATGCGGGTGAAGTACCGCTTCAACATATCCAGCACGGACACGTTGAAATCGGTAGCCGCGCCGAGGCGAACGGCCAGTTCGGGGGAGAGGCAGAGCTTGAGGGGCGTGTCCTTGTCAATGAGGCCGCTGGACTGCTCGGAAAGCTGCGCGAACAGGGCGAGGACGTCATTGTAGATCTGCACCGTGGTCTTGTCGGCCCATTTCGTGGAGCCGCCCGTGCCCGTGGCCCCTGCGGTGATCGCAGCAGGGAGGTTCGGATCGTTAAGGATGCCGTAGATTTCCTTCCCGGCGACGCCGAGCAGGTAGAAACGGTTCTGGTCGATGTCGATGACGTTGGCGGCCGCACGCTGCTTGGAGGCAGCGAGGTTGACTTTCGCCGTGCTCGACATGTCCACTTCAAAGTCTCCGTAGGTGATGGACGTCTGGAAGACGTACTGCACGCGGGTTTGCCATTCGGAGTTCACGCCCGAAGTCGTGCCGTTGGCATAGTCGGAATACGGCTCGGTCTTTCCGGTCATTTCGTCCACGCGCCACTTCATGTACGGGGTCGTCCAATCGCCCTTCTTCTCTTCACCGAAGATTTCACGGGCGCGCCGGGGCGCGGTCAGGATTTCGATGACCATCGGGTCGATATACGCCAGAAGCTCGGCGGGGACGGTCGTGTTCGGAGTAGTGATGAGCGCGGCGTCCTGCGCAATGCGGGCGCGGTTCTCCGGGGTTGCCCACATGCGGGCGCCCGGGAAGATAAAGCCGTAGCGCTTGGCCTGTTCAAAAGTCGGATTCATGTAGTACCTCCTACGCTCCGGCGGCGGCTGCGCCGAGGTTGGTGCGGGCCTGTTCCGCAGTGGTTGCGCCAGTTCCGCCGTTGGCCACGCCGAGCGCTCCGGTGGCGTTGCTGAAATCTTTCTGCATCAGGTTCGAGGTGTCGCCGCCGGATCCCGACGCTGCGGCCTGTCCCCAATTGCTGATGATGATTGGTTCCCCGATTTCACCTGGCGTCTTGACGACCCACCCCGTATCGAGGTGCGTCCCGTCGGGGGTCCCGGTGCTGATTGAACCGTCAGCGGTGGAGGCAAGGACGGCCTGCCCCACCGTGGCCTTGGTCGTGGAAACGGCCCAATAGTCTCCCTTCACGGCCACGGTGAGGTTCGAGCCTGCCGGGACAGTCAGGGTGCCGTCAGAAAGCAGTTCATAGTTCACGTAGTTGATGACGCGCTCCACGAAGCCGAGCACGGCTGTGGCGGTGCCCGCGACGTTGGTGGCCCGCGTGTTGTCGATCACGCCGGAATCCACGACAGGGAAGACGAAGCGCCCCACAGGGAGGGCCACCGCCGCCAGAGGGTTGAGCGGGGTGTAGATGCTCTGGTCGGGCGTCGCTTTATCGCCCGCAACGCCGGGAGCGACGGAGAGATTGACTTGGGACTGCAAAGGCATGGTGTGCCTCCTATTCTGCAATGGTGATATTGGAAAGCCCGGCGAAGCTGCCGGACATGCGCCCGACGGGGGCCGCGTCACGGGCAACGGAAGGTGTCGCCTTCTGCTTGCGGAGGATATCGATCATACCGGGCCATGCCTGCCGGGGATACTTGCGGGGATTCTCCCCAAGCTGCTCCAGCGCGTAGCCGTAGACGTCGGACGCGGAGTCGAAGGACAACGGGTCAAGTTCGCCCACCAGCCCGCGCACGTCGCGCACGGCACGGGTGAGGTTCCGCATATGCTCCTGCGCTTCGGCGACTGCGGATGCCTTGATGCGGGCGGCGTCCATTGCGGTGAGAGGACGCGGACCACGGCGGCGGAACGCCCTGTCCTGAGCGGCTCCCTTGTCGTCCGGGGCTTCATCTCCGGTCGCGGGGGAATAGGCGAGATCGGCGAGGGAGTCGGTCAGCTTCTTTTTCTGCTCCGGTGTGAGGTCGGGGACGGAAGCGAGGATGCGCTTAATGGCCGCGTCCTTGTCCTCGTCCTTGCCGAGTTCGCGGCGTTCGCCCTCGGATTCGTGTTCCCGGTCAAGCTTGCGCCGTTCCTCGGGGTTCCGGATCAGCTCCTCACCGTACTTGACGCCCTCGGCAAAGGCTTTGCTCTCCTGCGGGTTCTCAGCGTCGAGGCCGCAGGCATCCATAGCCTTTTTCATACCCTCGGACTCATGCTCACGGTCGAGCTTCCTGCGTTCGTCCGGATTGCGCTCCAGTTCCTCGCCATACTTCACGCCTTCGGCAAAGGCGCGGGATTCGGCTGGGTCTTCCGCATCAAGCCCGCAGGCGTCCATAGCTTTCTTGATTTCTTCGTCCATCGCTTCCTTTTTCTCCGGCTTCTCGTCGCCTGTTGCAGGGGAATAGGCCAGATCGGAGAGAGTATCTTCGAGCTTTTTGGCCTCTTCGGGCTCCATGCCTTCGGACAGTTCGGCGACGAGCTTGCGGATGGCTTCCGCCTTATCCTCGTCTTCCGTGATGTCCTCGATCTCCCCGGTGACGGGGTTTTTCTTGTGGAGGCTCAAAAGGATATCCGCAAAGTCCTTGATGCCCTGTGCGGATTCGACTTCCTGCTGTTCCACCGCAGGGTCGCCATCCTGAGCTCCCCACCATTTCCTGAACTTGCCCATAAGCGTTCCTTTTTTCGTTGAAGTGGGATGAGAATCCGCCACCACCACGTCCGGCCCGGCCCGCCCTTCTTCGACCAGTGCGACGTGGTTGCCGCGGATGTTCCGCATGATGAAATCGTAGGGGATGCCCTCGTAGCTGCCCGGCGTGAAATCCGGGTCGTAGCGGTAGGCGCAGGAGAGTTCCCGGAAGGAACCGTCTTCGATGGCGTCGATGGCGGCCCGATCCCACACGGTCAGCGGCGCATCCACATACGGCGGGTTCCAGACCGCGCCCGTGCCCACCGCGCCCACGCGGGTAAGCTTCTGCGGTTCTTCCGCGCTGTCGATATGGTGCTCGATGTGCAGCGGCAGCCCGGCCCATGTTTCAAGCGACGCTTGAAGTTCTTCCGGATCGCGCAGGCCGTAGTAGACAGTCTCCGGGTCAAGCCCGGCTTCCTGCCAGCCCGGAATCTCCCGCCCATAATAAGGATTCACCGTCGCTTTCGTGATGTGCGACGCCCCGACGTGCAGGAACCCGTTCTCGTCGGTTTCCCGCTGTGAGGGGGCCGCGTCGAAGGAGAGAGTGGTATTCATCGCTTCGTCCTAAAGTTTTTGCCCAGCATCCGGCAGGCCTCAACGCTATGTCTGCGCTCGTAATCCATGATGGGATAACTGATATGAGGCGGGAGAGGGGCATTCCTAAATTTGGGGTTGCTTCGGAATTCCCGCTCCTCAAAGAGAGCCAACCTGTACTCTAGGGCCTCAATACGTTCTCTCAGTGCTGCTACATCGCCTTTACTGCTTTCCCAGAACATTGCTTCTCCTAGTCCCCGAACTCAGGGATTACCGCTCTGTACGTACATTGGCATCCCGGAAGCTCGCCGCAAAGCACCTTGCGCTTCACGTCAGAGTCATAGAGTCCTTCCGTGATGACGAACTTTTTCCCGTTCATCATCTGGTGGGTATGGCGGCTCGTTTTCTTTCCCGGCACATGTACCCAGATGCCTTCGGTGATGCCGAGCTCTTTGTCCTGCACCCGCTTAAGAGCCTCAGTCGCTTTGTTGGACTGGTCACGGGCGATAAATTCGGCCCGGCGCCGGGTGATCTCGTACCTCTTGTGCAGTTCGTCGGTAAGAAAGGCCACGCCCCGGCCCATGCTGGCGGATCGCTGTACAAGCCCCGTCACTTCCGTGAAATAGTGCTGCGGGATGGACTTGATGAGGTTGACATTTTCCTCGAAAAGAGCCCGCGCCACGTCGTTCATGGCCCTGCTTCTATCCATCCTCACCGTAAAGCCCGCATCCTTGAGGGCCTGCTTCATGCTGGCTTCCGTGCGCCGCCTCGTACTGCCCACAAACTCCCGCGCGAAACTCTCCGCGCTTTCCCTCCACCGCTTCGTCCAGTAGCGGAACAGGCGCTTGAGGCGGTCTTGCAGGTCACTCGCCGGGGATGCATCTTGTGCTATCCGAGTTTCCTGCTGCCGATACTCGGCGCGCAGCCACCACACGACGGAACGCTGCATCTCGTCGAGGAGAGATACCAGCCGCTTCCGGTATTTCGCCCGAATACCCGCGTTGGGCTTGATGGCGCGGATGACCTTAGCCATAGACGGCCCCGGCCTTATCCACATCGTCGATGTCAGGCATCAATCCCTCTTCCCCGGCTTCCGGCAGTGCGTCAGGCATTCCGTTGCCCTGCGGCACTTCCACTGGGTCTATGTCGGAGAAACCGCTGTCCGGGTCACTGGCAAGGGACTGTCGGGCCTCTTCCTGAGAGATGACATCCCGATCCATGTAGACGGCGATGGTATCGGCCTTAGTCTTCTGGAGCGTCGCAAGGGCCGCCCTGTCCTCTCCTCCGAGGGGCGCGAAGTCGAACGTCACGGACGGATCGATGGTTCCGCGCAGGTGAAGCTGGATACAGTCGAGCGCCTTCTTGATGCCGTCGCGCAGGACTTTCTCCTGCTGGCTCGTGATATGGTCGTAATAGTTGCGGATGTCCGATTCGCCCGTGGCATTGAACCCGGACGGGCTGATGCCGAGCAGCTTGACCGCCGGAGTGCGATTCAGGGCGGCGAGGATTTCAAGGGACTGGCGCACGATGTCGGTCACGCCTGAAAGCGGGGTTTCCAGCTTGACCACGTCTTCCGATTCTTTGTCGACGGCAAGCACGCCATCATTGGTCATGGTCTGAATCATGTACCGGATGCGGGTATCGATCTGAGCGGTGCCCCCAGCTGAGTACAGGATGTCTTCCATCTTCGTCTTGAAGACGGTCAGCGAAAACTTGGTCAGTAGCCGGGCTTCGGCGGCGCGGCATTCCTGAAAATGCAGGACGTAATCCCAGAGGATCTGCGCCTGCGGGATGCCCAAAAAATTGTAGGCGGGCCGCAGCAGCACCGGGCATTCGTTCGCAACCAATCGGATGAGGCGCGAGGCGTGCACCCGCTGCCCAAGCACCCACCACCAGCGCGGGCGGAAGTAGTCCGGCTCAAGCGGCGAAAGGCTGTTGTAGTCTCCGGGGAAGACGTTCACGGGGTCGATGACGACGAAGCGCAGCACGCCGCCGGGCCTGAGTTCGGCGGAATACGGGCTGACGTTCAGCGGGCGTTCCAGCTCTTCCCCGACTGCTCCGGTGTCGATGAAAAGGAAGGCCCCGCCCTCGTACCCCACAAGCTCGGTCGCCTCATGGAAAAGGCGTTGCAGTGCGAACCTCTTACACGCCTGCGCAAGGTCGGTGAGCAATGACTCGTCGCAGCCCTCCCCTTCGCGCTTGAACTCAATCCATGCTCGGGTCATGTCGTCGGATACCGTCTCGACGCAGGCACGGATCAGGCCGTTCTGGGCAAGGTTCTGGAGGACGCCGTAGCCCATGAATTGCGGCGCAATCCCGACCCCAAGCTCAAGCGAGTGCTGGAGCAGGGAGTAGACGCCGGAATCCGCAAGCCGCGCATCCATCGCAAGCTGCACATCTTCGGGCGCGCCGAGCGTCTTCGCAGGACCGTACAACCGGCTGATGTCGTCGGGCGTAGGTGGCAAAGACTGAGCAAGGCCGCCGCGCACGTCCGGGGAGAAATTCAGACGGCGCGACGGTTGCACTTGCGGAGGTATGGAGGTGGCGTGTCGAAAAGTGCGCTTCTTGCTCATGGGGGCATAATGCTACGGCGCCGAAAGGAAATACACCGTGAACAAGGTTCGCATAGGGCAAAAAAAAGCCCCCGTTTCCGGGGGCCCTGTGCTAGTTCGCTTCTGCGATTGTCCTGTTTGCCGCCCGTGCGGCGATGATTGCCAGCCTCATACGCTGCAAGCCCTCATCGATCCAGTTGTAGGCATCATATGATTGAGACGCCAGCGCGTCGATAAGCCTATCCTTGGAGCCGGGCTGCATCGAAGGGATGAGGCCAAGCATGGCGGCATAGGCCCCTTGATTCAGGCGGATGTACTCCGCGTTCAGTTCGGAAAGGCGGGTTCTGGTTTCCCCCGCGAACTCCATGAACTTGGCTTCAAGGCGTTCCAGCTCCTTCACCCGGTCGTAGTAGACATTGGATGCAGGGAGCGTGGGGGCAGGCGCGGGAGCAGGCACAGCGGGGAGAGCGTCAATCTTTGCCTGTACCCACTGAATAGCCTCCTTAACCTGCGCCACGGTCAGGGCGTCCACAGAAGTGACGCCGAAATGGGCGTTCACCTGCGCACGGGCCGAGGCGTAGTGAATCGGGGCCATGCCCACCCATGTGTTGATGATGGCGGTAAGCGCCTTGCGCTCCGGGTCGGTACGCTTAGAGATGGGGGAAGGGGCGGGCTGTTCTGTCTTGACCACTGCAAAGAATGTTTCTTCCAGCAACTCGAACATGTCCCACGCCTTATCGCTATTCAGCATCTTGGCATGACGGGCCGCCCCGCGCTCAGTCCAGAGGGTGAGGGCATTTACATTTCGAGCAATTTTCACAGAGTCGAAAATTTCGACGCTGTGCTTGAACCCTCTCAATTCATTACCGGAAAGAGAGTAGAAATGCTTGCCCTCGGTGAACCGTTCCTTGTTATTGGCAAAGTTCTGACGGAGTTGCTTTGCCTCCACCTCATACGCCTGAGCAAGCGATTCTGTGGTGACAACGGGGATGCCTTTGTAGGCGAGACGGGGAAGGGAAGGGGTGGAAAGCTGACTCATGATGAGCCTCCTTACGAAAAGTGTTCAATTCCCTTCTCTTGACATAAAAGAAGGGCCGGGAGCTTGAACACCGCTCGTAAGTGCGGCCCATACACCTTTCCCTTGCGGGTATTGTATAATGGATGGACTCCCGGCCCAAATACAGGCTGGATGATACACCACTCCCAAGGTAAAAAATACTCTTGACAGGGCGTAAAAAATCCGCATCTGCGGGCGCGGTATCCGCTTACGAACGGCTGTTCAAGGCCGTGAAGCTACCACACCACAAAAACGAGAAAAAGTAAAGACCCACGGGGAACCCACGACCCCTCAAAAAACAATCAACCATTACAGCGAGCTATATGGTACGTGGCCCACGCAGGGGCCACGCGTGGGTCCCACGCAGCCTCAAATCCCCCCGATGCGCCTCAACCCCATGCGCGGCTGGCGCAGTATCCGGGTGTCGATGCACATGGGCCGCTTGGTATCGAAGTCGCGCAGGGCCTGTGTTGTGGCGTCCACTTGGTCGTCGTGGGGCGCGCCGGGGAACTGTGTCAGTTCCGCGACGTACTCCCGCGCCCACGGGCAATGCTCAGGGTGCGGGATAAGGACGTTTCCGGCCTCGAAGAACGTAGTCACAGCATGGGCGCGAGCCGTCTTGCTGCCGTCCGGCTCCACGGGGATGATACCGGGCACGGCATGTTTCAGCGCGTCGATGACCGCCGGGCCGTTGGCCTTATCCTCCACCAGCTTACGGGTTGCGCCGGGCCATTTAGCGGCGAGCGCCCGGAACGCGGCCACCGTATCCGTAAAGCCCATACGCCGCCGTACCTGATCGAGGAGGTAGCGGTCGGCCCCCTTGCGTCCCCACACCTGCCCCACAACAAAGTCGGTATCGTCGCCGTCCTTGAATGTCATGTCCCACGAGATAAGGAGCTGGTCGAACTGCTCTGGCAGATCTTTGGGGAGCCAAAAGCGCAGCCACTCGGATTTGAAGATGGCGCCGCCGTCTGGCGTAGGCCGCTGCTGATACAGGGCCTCCCAATCGCGTGTGCCGAGGGCTTTCTTAATGGCAAGGAGCTGGCTCAGCGGGTAACGTTCCGGGTGCAGGGCTTCCCCGGCCTTACGATGTGGCTCGTCCGCCGTTGCGATGGCGGGGAAGTTCACTACGCGCCAGTGGTCGCCCTCCCCCCGTGCGGCGGCCTCAAGCAGCCGCCCTGAGAGGTCAGCCATGTGCCAGCGAGTGTTGATGATGAGCACCCCTCCACCGGGCGCGAGGCGCGTGTACAGCGTGGACGTGTACCAGTCCCAGACGTTCTGGCGGATGGTCGGGGAATCGGCGGACGCCCGGTCCTTGAACGGGTCGTCGACGATGACGATATGCCCGCCCATGCCCGTGATGCCGCCGCCCACGCCAGCGGAACGGTAGCATCCAGCGTGCCCCACTACCTCGAATATATCCGAGTTGCGGAGGTAGGAGCCGTTCCCGACGGTGCGGATGTTCTTGCCGTACAGCGCCGTGCCGGGAAAGAGTTCCCGGTATTCCGGACTGTCGATGACGCGCTGAACGTCGCGGTTCATGCGCGAGGACAGGTCGGCGGCGTAGCTCGTTGAAATGACGGATAGATCGGGATAGCGGCCCAAGGCGTAAGCCGGGAAGCGGCGGGAGGCGAGCTCGCTTTTCCCGTGGCGGGGCGGCATGGTCAGCATGAGGCGCGGGGAACGCCCGGCTACGACATCGGCAAGGAAGGCGTCTAGCTCGGAACAGATTTCCTCATGCACCCATCCCATGCGGTAGCCGGGCATGGTGTAGCGCACGAAGGCCGCGAGACAGCTACGGGCCAGTGCCTTCCGGATATCGGAAAGGATGGCGGGGCTACTCATGATCCGGCGTTTTGAAGGCTTCCTTCGTCAGGCGAAGCAGCTCGTCCGGGGAGAGGTGTGAGAGATCCACCGGACGCTGAGATAGGGAACCGTCGGATGAAGTGTGATCCAAGGCGGTCTTGTCCACGATGCCCCACGCCTTGCGCTCTCCCTCCTGCCGGATCTTGATCGTCTCGGCGGTAATCTTGGCGAGCTTGGCCTTGTCGAAGCTGCCTTCGGACAACGCCTCATCCATAATGGACTGATGCCGATCCCACTCCCGCTGGTGGCGGGTGATGACGGCGGCCTTGGCTTCGGCGGCGCGGTCCAAGGCTTCGGCCTTTTTTTGAGGGTTGCAGCCTGCAACTACGCCCGCAACCTTGGCCTCTGCCATGCGGTTCACGGTGCCGGAAATATCCTGCACCCATCCTTCGGCCCGGATGCGCTTTTGGATGGCCGTCCGGCTCACACCGTACCGCTTGGACAGATCGGACTGGCTCGCCCCTACTTCGTACTCGGCCCGGATGGATTCCCAATCAAATCGTGCCGCCATCGTCGCACCCCCCGTTTGGCCTGCGTTCTTCCTGTTCTCTCAAAAAACTTTCATGCCCTCGTTTCTCCTCTTCCTCGGGCCTCGTACTGTGCGCCAAATCATACTCCCAGGGGGCCCTTTTCCTCTTCAAATGCGGACACCGGTGACCGGTCTGATAGGACACCGGTGTCCGGTCCACTCTTCCAGTACTCTTTCCAGAACCGGCAGCCAAAACCGAGGAGCGTCCGGTTGCCGTGGAAGTGAACACCCCGGAGGATACGAGCGCAGCAACGGCCCTGCGCACTGTTCGCACAGACACGCCGCACTCCTGCGCGACGGTTTTCTGCCGCACGCGGATTTTTCCGGTCCGTTTGTCCATGTGTAGGGCGAGCACCATACCTACAAGCTTTTCCGTTGGAGGAAGTTCTACTTGAAGAAGCTGACGCTGGAGCGCGTAGGTGTCCATTCATGCACAGGGCATTCTCAAAACATCCGGCCCACAATGGCACCGATGCAACCGCCAACTCCCGAGAGGGCGGTTATGATGGCGATGGCCGTTGTCCTGCTGCCCTGCCGCTCCCCGCGTTCCCGCGCGCACGTCTCGGCCATAACCGAGATATGATCCTCAAGATCCCGAATGCGTTTTCCATGATCGCGGAGTTGCGTGAGTATCGCGTCGTCAAGCCGCTGGTTGAGCGCTTCGAGCAATGCCTCAATGCGGGAAAGCCGGGATTCGTGGTCCAGTGTATGCTCCATCAGCTTCCAGCCTCAACGCCCTTGATCCACAGGAGCAGGTTCCCGGCCTCTCCTGCGGGCAGGTGCACCCACTCGCCGGGCTCGGTGAACGTCTCGCCCCGGTAGGTGTAGGACCACTCACCCGTCACGACGGCCCCCGGCGTCAGCGGAGCCGGGCTTGTCGCGGCGGTCGGTTCCGCCACTGTGCTGCACCCACTCGCCGCCAGCGTCATCACGTACAGCAGCGCGATCAGCCTCGCGGCGTTCGCCGTACCGTTGACGCAGCCACAGCTTGAGGATCCCGGAGAGCGATGAAAGGAACTCAAGGACGGCCCGCACATCACTTCCCCGTCACGGCCTTGACTTCGGCCTTCACGGTTTCGGACTTGCCGTCAGCCACAGCGCCCTTGTTCTGCCCGAAGTGTGCGGCAAGGGCATGGGCCCAGCGGTAGAAGACGGCATAAAGCCCGGTCGGTTCC